CGCTGCCGCCCTTGGCGAGCTTGGTCATGGGAGCGCCCTTGTGCAAAGCGCGCTCATGCTTGTGAACAGCCGTAGATGCAGTGGCCTTGTCCTGGGCCATGTCCTTGGAACCGCCCTTGGCGCTGCCACCCTTGGCATAAGCCGAGCCGCCCATGCTATACATCGTGCGGGTGCTATCCTTGAAGCCGTCCATCTTACTTTCCTTTTCTCTGAGAGGCAGCAATGTTATCAACGAGGTTTGGGTAAGGCCGACCAGTAGCCTTTGCGCGGCGCTTCGCAAACGCCTCCTTTTTTATGGAAAGGCTTTTCGGCTTCTCCAGATACTTGGGGCGCTTTTTGTCCCAGATCGGCTTTGCGGCGAAGTCGCTCATGCAAGCCGTCCGGCTTCCGCCTTATGGCGCATAACTTTTCACCATCTCAAGGGTGATCATGTAGGTGTTGCCCGCGCTGGCATTGCGCGTCGAGAATTGGACATCGCCCGTCTTGCCCGCACCGGCGTTGTTCCAGAATCCGCCAAAGCACGTCAGGTCCATCGAGTATTGGGTGTTCTGGGGGATTGTAGTAATCAAGACGTCGGCAGTCGCGTCCCAATAAAGATCGACCCCCATATTTGAGACCATGCTGTGCAGATTGACAATAGTCACACCAACGCATGGCCTGCCAAAAAGGTTGGGAAGCAGCGCCGACACGTCAACCTTAGTGACGGCGACCTCGCCCGTGCCATCCGAAATGTTCGTGAACTTCATAATGGCTAAACGCTCGCCATCAAAGATCGTCTGCGATGCTACAGCGTCAGCCATTGCCACTTACCCCATCTGTAAAGGGCGGACACAGGGTACTTCCGGTCCCCGCGCCCACCCTATTCCATCAATCCTGCGAAGTCTTCTGGACGTACTCAACCGTCACAAATACCGAGCCTGCGGTTGGCTGGCCGACCGATGTCACCGTCACGGCAAGGGTGGCATTTGTGCCGATTGCGGACATCGCCGAAAGCTGCGCCGCGCTGTAGCCGTTGGACTTCCGCCCAGTCGTCTTCACGTTGACGCCAGAGACGTATTGCGTGCCGCCAGGCGCAGTTCCAGCCGACAAAGTCGCCGAGGTGCCGCTGTCATAGCCGGTCAGCGCATCAACAATAATGTCCACGATCTGCGAACCGACAGGCAAGTTAAAGGTAACACTCTGAACCAGAGTGTCTCCAAAGGTGATCGCACCGGTCTGCACAAGTTGCACCAGGCCGAGGTTTGGGCCTCCCGCAACGCCAGCGTTCTTGTCGCCCGAAGCCAGTGGGCCGCTCCATGTCGTCTGTGCCATCTTTTCCTCCAAATATCCGCGCGCGTGTTGGTGAAGCCGTGATTGGCAAATCATAGCACAGCAAGCGCGCGGTGGCTAGACAATCGGCGTTGTGCGCCATATCCAGCGTTTTTTACCGCAATCGAAAAGTCGCTGCGCCCCCAGCAGGTACGTCATCTCCCTCTCGCCGCGCCGGTCGCGGGCCGGGTCGAATGTTTCGGCTGCGCCAATATCGCGGATGCGGGCGGGAATGTTTCTGCGCTGCCACGCCGACTTGTGCCGCAGCCCGGTCTTGGGGTGATACACCTGATAGTCTGGCTCCGTCTCCCCATCCAGCGCGAACCCCAGATTGGTATACATGTCGCCTGTAAAGTAGCGGTTGTCAGAAAACGACTTCACGACCTGCGGCGACTGCTCCGCCACGAACGCCGCAAACAGCCGCGATGCGCCCCCCGCCACCGACACGCGGGTGGCGTAGCGGGTCAGCGTCCACACGCGGTCGGCTGCACTCGGACCCCGGTCGTTTGCGCCGAAGGCGAAGCGCATGCAGGCCACCATCTTGCCGCGATGGTAGAGGCCGTAAGACTGGCCCCAACCTGCGCCGCCCTGCGGGTGATACCGCTCAAAGAACGCGGCGGCATCCGCGCCGCCAACCGGCAGCACCGCGCACTTTCTCGCCATCAGCCTGCCGCGCGCTTTCCCCAGGGCGTTGCGGATGAGGCGGCGAATGGCGAACGGGCGCTGCTGCCACTCGCTCTCGTATACCGTCAGCAGCCGCACTCCGACTGCCGCACAGGCGCGGTGCTTGTCGAGGTGGCGCGTACGGCTTTTGCTCTCATCCTCGACGCCGGACGAGCCGTGCCAATACTCGCCGCAATACTCGACCGCCACGCCAGCCCACGGCGCGTAGATGTCCAGTTCCTTGGGCGGCACCACGGATCGGTCGCGGCAGCGCAGCGGGCCAAATATTCCCATGAACAGCGCCATCGCCGCCTCGCCCTTGGAGCGGTGGTGCGAGCATTCGGGGCAGCCCTGCGCCCGCCTTATGTGATGTTCTGGCGTCTGCTCAAACGCGCCGTGGCGGGGGCATACTATCGTCACCTTGGCTCTCTGGCCCCGGTAAACCGCTTGGCTGTAGTCATAAGCGCCGCCGTGGGCCGCGTGTGCCTTGGCGCCAAACAGCGCCGCAAACTTCGCCAGCTTGGTGCCGGCAGTCATCCGGTTTGCCGCCAGCGCGTCGCGGCGGTGTCCGCGCCGCAGGGAGCCGCACACAGGACAGCCCTTGCCCGCAAGCAGGTTCCCCGGCGTGATCGAAAAGTCGCCGTGGATCGCGCAGGTAACCGTAAACTTGGTGTCGCAGCCAAAGTACACCGCGCGGGGGTAGGTGTATGTAATCCCGTGCCGATTTACCGCCGCCGCCAATATGTTCGCCAACTCCTGCCGCTGCTTTGCGCGGCGCGCCACGTCACCGCACTGCGGGCATCCCGACCCGCCCTTGCGAAGCTGCGCAGGATACTGGCTAAAATTACCATGTTCAAGGCACCAGAGGCCCGTCATGCGCGCCAACGCGCCGTGGTAGACAGCATCTCTAAAGTCATACCGCGCAAGGGTCTCGGGTGGAAACTTCGCAAGAACCTCAGAAAGTGTAAGCAGCACGGCGGTACCTCGTTAATGGATCGCCTTTGTATCTCAATCTTTCAGTATTGTGAAGCATCCCTCTAGGCACAGGCCGCACCCGAAAGCCCCGCCAAGCGGGCAACAAAAAGCCCCCGAAACTTTCGCTTCGGAGGCCGTTTGCTTGGTCGTTAAGCGCCTGTTATATGGCGATTAAATACCGGCGGTTCCGTAGATACCACGCGGGTCAGTCCAGCCAAACGAATAACGCTCGGTGGCTTTGTAACGCATGCTGTCTGTTTCGAAGTCGCCTTCCATTGACTTCTCAAGGCCACGGCGCATCGCGAGCTTGAGACCCTCTGGCGCATCAGTCTGAATCCACCACGCGGTGGTCGAAGTGATGCGCGAGAGGTTAGCCTGACCGCCCTCAAGCAACCCCATCGACTTAACGGGGTTGATGTCGTTGTTGGCGGTGCCAGCACGCAGTGCAGACTTGAGGAGAACCTCGGCCTGAAACACGTTAGAAGGTCCGGAAACAAGCTTCTTGGGCGTCAGCCGGATGCGCTTGCCGTTGTTGTCAACGGCGTTGCGGATCTGGATCAGCAGCTGCTCCAGCGACGTCTGCGACAAGTTAGCCGCAGTCGCAAGCTGGTTCGAGAACGTCCCAGTCGCGATAGGATGCGCCGTGTTGACTAGCGACACACCGTCACCGCCAGCGAAAGAGCCGTTGAACGCGCGGTTCAAGACGTTTGCGCCGAGGGTTTCCTTGGTCTCAATCAGCGACTGAGCGAGGTGACGTGCGTAGGTCTGGCCGATACGGATGTGGTCACCATCCTCAACCAGCACCTTCGTGAGAGCGAAGGCCAGGCCGTAGACGCGGTAGATGTAACGCTGAATGAACAGCACACCGCCCGACTGATAGGTGACCGGCATGCCGTCCGGGAGTTCCGGCGCGGCACCCATGCCGAACAAAACAGGCTCTTCATGATAGTTCCGGGGAATACCCTTGAACTCCTTGAAGACCTGAGACCATTCGTCAGCGCGCTGGTCATAGATGCCGTTGAACTCTTCGTTAAGAATGGGTTCGACGATGGAGCGGAAGTCAGTACTCCGCATTGGGGTAGCCATGGTTCAACCCTCCTTAATAAGCTGCACGATCGGCGACGTTCTGGTGTTCGGACACCTGAACTTCGACAATCGTAAAGTTATCGCCGAACGCATTGTCTGGACCTGGCGAGAGGCCGACGATGCGAAGCGCGGCGTTACCCGAATTGGTCAGCGTAGCGGCGTCAAGCACCACAGCCGAAAGGCCGGTGGTGGCTGAACCCGCCGTGATGGTACCAAAGTCGGCCTGCGAGCCAATGTCGGTGACAGCAATCGTGCCACTGGCTTGGATTTCGTAGACAACTGACGGGTCGAGCGTGACGTAAGCCACGATCTCCGTGGCGGCGGTCGATGCCGTCCACTTGTTGCTGACCCGGCGGCGACCATCGCTGTCGGTGAACTCAACGCCCTGAAATGAGCCGATGAGGCGTTCGCCGATGGCTGCGGCCTGCACGGTGCCATCGGCACCGATCTTGACCGGCTGGCTCTGTAGAATGTTCGCCCCATAGCCCGTAGCAATCGAGTAGGCGGTCGGACGAATCGTCCCGCTTGGCGAAAACGCAGGACGAAGGCCGAACGGCTGAGATACTGTTGACATATCCGTTCCTTCGAAAGAGGTTTAAGAAATAAACGTCAGGAGAAGTCCCCCTGGCGTGCTGAGTTGCCACGCATATCCGAAAGGCCGTCACCCTCATACATACTGCTGCCAGCTCGCTCGGCATTGTCGCGCATCATATCTGCGACTTCTGCCAGTTTGCCCTCTTCGCGTTGCGGTGCATCGTGGTGCGCTTCCTGCATGAACTTCAAATAAAGGCTCATGGGCAGCTTGAACGCGAGCATCTCGTTAACGCCGATAAAGCCAGACCATTCTCCGGTCTTCACCGAGGCATACTCCATACCGGGAACCTCATGCGGCTTCACAGGCTCGTATCCAAGCTGCAAGCGCCGATGAATTGGATCGCGCGGGTTGGTTGTCGTGAGCCAGCATGCATGAAATCCAGGCATGTCAGGCAGATTGGGTAGTGCGTCGTTGAAAAGCTGCTGACGAAACATCTCAAGTCGGTCGTCTTCGCTTACTTCTCGGTTCTCAGTGATCTTTCGATCCTGCGAACGTCGCGTATCGCGGCGACCAACAACGTCAAAGTCCGACGCCTTCTTCAAACGGCTGTCTTCAGTAATATCTGTCACGTTGTCTCACTCCTGTTTTTAGCGAGCCGAACTTGCATCATACGACTGATACGCCTTGAGATAGCGTTGGCGGCTTTTGGGGTCATCCCATACACCGGCCTCAATCATAGCCTGCTTTCGTTCGGGTGTCACATAGATTTCGCGCTTTGTGCTGACGGGCGCATGTTCGCGTGTATTGCCAGTCGGCGGGGCTTTGCGTTTCGGCCTCGACGTGGCTACTTCGCTGCCGCCAATTGCCTCCGCAACGCGACTAGTTAGCTCTTCCCAATACTCGCGCTGCGCTGGGTTAAAGCCTTCTTTCGTAATTTCATTGTCGATGGCCTTGGTCAGCGCACTATCCCGATCTCCACCCTGCGGGTCGTACCATGCATTGGCGTCGAGCCACTGCTTGGCGTAGCCCGCGACCGCCGGATTGACTTGCGGCTGAGAAGATTGCTGGCGAGACTGCTCGTATTGCTGCTTGACGTAACTTAGCTGCTGCGCATCACCCATCGCCTGATCGCGCAGGCGCATCGCCGCGACCACATCGTCGCCGTTCCCAGCCTCGGTCGCCTTGGCAATGATGTGTTCCGCCTGGCGGATTTCGTTTTGCGTCTGCGCGATCCGCTGATCGATGTTCAAGACGTCATTGCTTGCCGACCGCCCCTCAATCGCCGCCAGCCTGCGCAGCATGTCGCCGTTCTGCTGCTCGAGCAGGACGATCTTGCGCTGTGCTGCGTCCTTGGCGCGGCGCTGCACATCGCGGCGCTTCTGCCGGCGCTTGCGGTTTGTGCCGGTGATGTCGTCCTCGCTGTCGTCCTCGCTCTGTGCAAGGCGAGCATCGCCATCTCCCGCGTCTCCCGCGTCGTCATCGCCATCGTCATCGTCGCCGTCCTCAACGTTGTCATCGGCTGCCGCTGACCTTGGCTGGGTCTCAACGGGGATCAAGTCTTCGTCGTCGTCTTCGTTCATTGTCTTGTCGCTCATAACCGGCTTCCTTTGTGTAGCCTTATCAACTAGATGAACGCCTTGATGGCCAGCGGATCGCCGGTCACCTTGCCCACCAAATCGAGGTCGTTGAAGATTACCAGCAGTGCCTCATCGTCGCCGCTGTCGGTTTTGACGGTCCATCGGTCGCCGCCGTACTTGGGTACGCGCACGAAGTCGCCCGGCTTGCACCAGCTGCCCTCGGGCCACGAAGCCATCGTCGTGCGGTTTTTAAACGCCAGTTCGCCCACGCCGATCACCTTGCCGATCTGCGTGTTCCACGCGTCCGTCTCGCGCGTTTCCGTGGTCAAGATAATCCCACCCCTGGTCTTCTGCCGTGGCGTCCGTATCTGCACGACCACGCGGCTCCCAAACGGGTGGATACCGGGATCACAAGGCGGGAAAGCCTCGTCAATCGTGCCGTAACCAAAGTCGATCTTGTTAGCTAGTTCCTGCATGTGCGCTCCTCTTTCCGCAGGGTTAAATTAAAACGTCTTTACGCTCCTTTTCGGACACCATATCAATCAGCGTCCTTTTGGCATGCTCGAGCCCTGCATAGATGCCGACCGCGCGACCGTAGTCAAACATATCTCGGCCAGACGGTCGCCCCAGCGCCTCGGTGGCCAGCCTTATCTGCTCGGCCTCCAGGCGTTGAAGCAGGCTCTCGATCTTCATGCGGGGGTTTTCTTGCCGCCGCTGACTTTGAACGTGGTGTCCAAGCCCATCTTCCGCAGCTTATGCATGTTGGTGTTGCTTTCGTTCATGCTCGCAGCCTTCTTGCCCTTTGCGGGCGATGCATCGCTTTTCATGTCTGCCTTCCTCTCATTGTTATGGGCTGGGGTTGATGCCCGTGCCGGTGCTGACGGCGAAACGCTCGCCGGTTGTAACCTCCATCTGCGCCAGCGCCATCGCGGTGGCGTTGTCGTCGGCGTTCATCTTCATCCGCGAGTTAATCTCGGCTAGTGTCCGCTGATCTTCCGCCTGCTGTCGCTGCGCCTCAATCTGCACCCGCGCCTGAATCTCTGCTGCCGACATCTGCGCGTCTTGCTGCATCTTTTGGGCGCTCTGCTGGAGCCTCTGTGCATCAACCTGTGCGTCAACCTGCGCCTGCTGCGCGTCGGCTTGGGCTTGCTGCGCGTTGGCTTGGGACTTGGCCTGCGCCGCCTGCGTCTGAAGCTGCAGCTTCTGCCCCTCGATGGCCATGAGCGGATCTTGCTGCGCTGGCTGGGCAAACTGCTGCATCACCTGCTGCGCCTGCTGGATAATCTCCGGAAGCCGCTGGAAAACCTGCGCCCCGTTCTGCAGCGCCGCCGTCGATGCCGTTGCCAGCATCTTGTCCAGAGCCCGCTTGCCTTCGGTGTCCTCGTTGCTCATCGCGCGCATTGTATCGCCAAGGTCTTTGCCGCCAAGCGCGTCGGTCGATAGGTCAAAGACCGTGCTGGCATACCAAAGTGCGACGTGTTCGGTGATATGGCGCAGGATGGCAGGGATGAACGCCGGGGCGATTATCGGGTTCATCCCGAAGATCGGGTTCATCAGATACGATACATGCGTCTCAAGATGTGCCAGGTGATCCTGCTCAGGGAACGCCGTGACGGGCCTGCCCAGCGTCGCGGCGACGTTTTCATTTACCGCGTTTTGCTCTTTTGGCTCGGCGGGCGGGTTAAGAAGGCTCTCGGCGTCGGGTATCTTGAGCGTTTGCAGCAGGCGCTCCTCAACTTTTCGCACGTTGTAGAGTTGCGGCATGGCGGCGGCGCGCTGGGCAATGGCTTGCACCTGCGCGTAACGCTGCGCCTCGCTGAAGATATTGGGGTCGCTGACCGGCACCACGTCGAGGACGCCGTCAAAGTCGGCGCGCCGCGCCAGCTCCTCGCCCGCCGACTTTTGCAGCTTCTCGTCGTCGAGATACAGGCCGTTGAGCCGGTCCAGAATGCGCAGCATTCGCCCCATCGCATCGTAAAGGCGGCTGTGGATCGCGGAGTAGACCACCGCGCCCTGCTCGAGCTTGGCAAGCGTCGTGCCAACCGGGGCGTTGGGGTTGTTGTCGGCGATGTCCTCCATCGACGTGCGGACGACACCCTTGCCCGCCTCAACCAGAAAACCCATCAGGCTGAACAGGACGGGCGACGGCTGATTGTAGGGCAGCGGCATCGCCAGCTTTCGCACGTCATCGACGTTGAGACCGCCCTCGATTTCCTTAACCTCGCCCGGCTGAATCTCGAGGGTCTGGCCCCCAGACGTACCGCCTTTCAACTTAAGCATAGTCTGGCTGTTGCTGATGTGGGCGCTGTCGAGCAGGGCGCGGAGCGCGCCGGTGGCGGCACCGCTCAGGCCACCGATCATCTGCGGCAGGCCGATGGGGTACGCGCCGCGCCACGGGATAAACGGAAACTCGACAAACCACATGGCCTCGTCGCGCGTCTCGTCGTCCTCGTCCCAGTTTCGATAGATCGACAGCACCTTTCCGGACGGCTTGTCGATGGTCAGGATATACGGTGACGGTCCCTCGCCGTCTTCGATCTCGGCGATGGTGTGGACTTCGTAGACGATCCGGAGCCCGTCCTCATTATAGCTGGTGCTGTCGCGGCCCTCAATGCGGTCATTGGCCTGCCCCGCAACCGACTGCTCAGGCTCAAGACCCGGCGGGGTCAAGTCAACTTCGCGATAAATGCCATCACGAACGCGCATCTCATAGTCTAACTGGGTCAAATACTGAACGTGCGTTTTGCGCTGCGCTGTGTAAAAGTTAGTCGCCGCGTACGGCAGATACATGTCATCGAGCGCGACGAAAAGAAACGTCGGCCTGTTATGCGGCTCGTCCCACCCAAGCTTCATATACTGAACGCCAGCCAGCGGCACCTGCGTCATTAGCTGCTCGAGTTCGGCACGCACTTCGGGGCATTGAACCGTCATTTGCCAATTAAGGAGGCTTGTCTTGCGCTCTGCCCGCCGCGTCTTTTCCTCTGTCGGCTTGCCGGTGATGTGCGTGCGCGCCGGTCCCCCGCTGGGGAATATTTCTTTCATGGCGCGCGCGGCAAAGTCCACGCACGCCTCAGTCAACATCGGATGCACGACCCTAGACGCGCCGTTGAACGTGGCGCCGCCGGGCGCGTCATTGCCGAGGCCGGTGCGGCGCAGCCCCTCTTCGTACTGCTCGTCGCGTTTCTTGCGTGCGTCCCTGTCCTTGACGATCAGGTCGAGAAACCGCGTGGCGATGGTGCCAAGTTCGGTGTCAGACATGTCCTCGGCCAAATTGTCGTAGAACTCGCCCTCGCTTGGGCGCACACTATCCTCCATCGTGACCATGGCGCCGCCGTCATCGGTGTCGGTGACGCCGCCAAAATCATCGTCCTCAAGTTCGGCGAACTCGCCTTCGAGCAGGGCGTCTTCGTCGTCGATGTCATCCGGGTCCATTTTTTGCCTTACTGGCTATACGGGTTGATGACGACCTTGGGCGGAAGTCTGACGGCTTCTTCAATCTTCTTGGACTTTAGCACAGAAACGAGATTTTTATCAATACACAGCCGCATGACCTGTGTCATGGCATCGACATAGTCGTCGTGCTTGACGCTGTTGGGTCCGGTGTATGCGCAGAGCTGGGCGAGCATTGGCTCCACCCATGTGCGGACGCGACCTGGGAACTTGTCGCTTTCGGGGAGCCAGACGCGCTTGCGTGCAAAAATGTGGCTGACCATGTGGAGGCGTGAGAGCTTGTCGGCGCGGCCCGGATTATACGCGTAGGCAAGGATGCCTTCTCGTTCGAGCATCTGCCGCAGCGAGATGCCGCTGCCCTTATCCTCAATGAGACACAAATCCGGCTTACGCCCCGACGTGACCGGCTTGCCGCTCCCAAACATCGGCTTGATCAGCGCGGTGTCGTGGTCGTCGCCGTAGGAAACATTTAGTTCCTTTTTCACGCGCCGGATGAGGTCTGGCATACCCATCTGCTCCGACCAGCAGTCCAGCACGATCAGGTGCGAGTTGCCTTCCTTGTCCCGGAATGACGCCATGACCACACACGCGGTGCTGTCGGGGTCGCTCTTTTTGCTGTCGTACGTCGCCTCGGTAAACGCGGTGTCGAGCGACAGGATGATGTAGTCGAGCGCGGGCAGTGGCTTCTTTGCGGGCCAGAGCCGGAAATGGCTGCGCTTAACGATGCCGCTTTCCTCCGGGTCGATCAGCTCGCCGTGCAACTCCTGCCGCCCGATTGACGTACCCTCGTACTGCGCCAGATTGTCGAAGAAACTCTGCGGCAGGTTAGCTTTGTTGTCGTACGTTGAGCCGCGCACCAGCAGCCGGTTGTCGCGCGGCAAGCTCAATTTGCGTATCAGGTCCTTGGGCTTTGGCGTCGTCGTCCACAGCGCCTGCGGGCGCGCACCAAGGCGCAGGCCCATCATCGCCATGTCCCACGTCTCCTCGTCATACTGCCAGGCCGCAACTTCGTCGCCCCACATCCGCGCGTTCTGCGGGCCGCGCAGCCGCTCTGGTTTTTCGGCGGTAAAACCCCTGATCATCGACACGCCGCCCGCGATATTTTTCATGCGGATGTACAGGTCGCTCTTGTTGTACTCCACCAGCAACTCAGGCGGCAGGACGCGCAGGATGCCGCTCTCGCCCTCGAAACAGACAAACTTAACGTCTTGATATGTCGGGGCTATTACGCAGCTGTCGAACCCGCTGGCGTCCTCGAAAACGCTGCGGGTGAGCCACTCCGCGCCGATCCTTGTGTTGTGTGTCGGCACCATCGCCGCCCCCGCCAGATACAGTCGGCTGGGGCTGTCAACGGTGATGCAGCGCACC